GCCTGTCACGCGTGATGCAGTTGAACATCGCGAAACTGCGTGCACGCCATGACTGCAAGTTCGATGCGGCCAAGATGGACGACGCGAACCGGGACAAGACCGCGGAAGCCGCGGTGTTCGACGACGTCACGCTGTCGATCGTTGATCCGCGCGTAACCGACCCCGAAGCGCTCGTGGAAGCCGCCGGAGAGTCGGCGCTCCGTGAAGCCACCGACGAGTTCGGCAAGTGCGTCAGCGCGTACACCGCCGTGATCGCCGCCGAGACCGACCCTGAGCGCAAGAACCAGTTGCAACGGATGCTGGCGGCGCTGTACGACGACAACGCCTAAACTACTCACGTCTCTCTATCTCCTTGTGGCAACGCCGTGGGTCAAACACCCACGGCGTTGCTGTCATATGCTACTGCATGACCGATAACGCGCCCCCATTCCTGCAAGTCGATATGGTCCTGACAAAGCGGACGACCCGCTTGTTCGGCTACACCGCCGATCTACCGCCGGGCACCGTGATCAAACGCACGGCGCTGCCGACCGTGTGGATCGATGAGTTCGTGTTTGCGACGCAAGGCACCGAGCCCCCGCAGCGCATCACCGTGCAAATTTCAGCCAAACCGTAAAGCCGTGGGCTGGGAACGCCGATGTATGCAGCATGACAAACCTGCACACCCTCGCCACGCCCGACCTAGCCCGCCTGTCCGGCTCTCAATGGGTTCCGGCCTACCGTTGGGACGCCGACCTGCGCGAAGCCTCCAAGCGCGTTCCAGCGGCTACGCACGCGGTGTTCCGCAACGGTCGGTTGGAGTTCTTCACGTCCACGGACGCGTGCCGGGCACATCTCATGCTCGTGTACTTGACTGGCCGTGGCTAAGTCGCTACAGTCATCCGCCGACGCTCAACGGCGCTAGGACTTATCGACCCATGTCTATTCGTGACCGTATCAAAGAGGAAATGCAGACGCAGGGCTTGAGTCAACAGAAGTTGGCCGACATGACAGGCATCCCGCGCCCCAATCTTTCGCGCTTTCTGTCCGGGCAGTGTGATATGCTCTCCGACAACGTGCAGCGCGTTATGACCGCGCTCGGCCTGAAAGTGGAGGAGTCGAAGAATGCTAAGTCTGATCGAAACGTGGCACCTGTGCGAGCGACCCCAAAGCGATGACCCGCAGTACGTGCGGTGTTCTCGCCAGCGCACCGCCGGTGTGACCACGAAGGTGTTCGTTTCCCTCTACGCGACGATGGTGTCTCCCAAGCCGATCGTCTCGGAGGCGATGGTTGTTCCCGCTTCGGTCGGCAGTTACTCCGCGGCGGCGTTCGACACGGCCTCCAAGTTCTGCACCGCTGCGGATCTCCCGTGTGAACTCGCGTCCACGATCCAAGCGATGTTGCTCCGGCTCATCTAATGCTCGCCGCGACCCTCCCCATCCTCGAAGGCAAACGCGACGCCGAGTTTCGCAAGTTCGCCACGCGCACACACGCGGCGCTGGCGCGCTACTTGGAGGACGCGCAAACGCTGTCCCGCGTTATGCGGTGGAACGGACAGTTCATGGCATGGGCGGTGCCCGCGACCGCCGTGTACGCGCAGTTCGCGTGGCCTGATGGTGTACAGGCGGAGCGCATCGCGCTCTCCTTCTCGTTCACCGACGCCTACCGCGCGATCTACCGCCCACGACACGAATCTGCTTCGCGGCCTTACGCGGTCCTCGAAATCAGTGTGGACGAACCGCTGCGCTCGCTGGGGCGGTTCAAGGATCACGGCTACGCCGATCCGTACGGTGCGTTCATCGATCCCGCCGTGTTCCCTCTCTATGTCGCGGCGTGCTGGTCCGCGCGCCGCGTGAGCATCGTGCACGAACTCATTCACGTGTACGACCGCGCGCGCATGACGGACCCGGAGGCGATGGACCGCGAGTTGAAGAAGGTTCCGGGTGCGATGAAGTCCCCCGGCACGCCGTTCTTCTCCGCGTACTTTGGCACGAACCACGAGTACAACGCGCACGTGCAAACCCTGTTGCTGTTGCTCGACGACACACCCGCGGTGAGTCGCATGCGACCGCAACAGATCGTGGCTTACATCGACCGCGCGTGTGTCGATCCCGCATCCCCGTTCGCCACGATCGCGGCGTGGTGGAAGTTCGTACGCACGGACCCCGTGTACAAGCAACGCGTATTCCGCCGGATCGCCGCGTGGCGTCCCGGCTCAGCAAAGTAGGGAGATAGTTATGCGAGTGAGCATCATGTTCTTGGTGTGGTTGTACGCCGCAATGGCGGCGTGGGCACAGCCGATTTCTAACCCGCACGTGTTGCGGTCGTGGGCACAGGCGGCGCAAACCGAGCGCGCCGACGTCGTCATGTTCGGCGACTCGAATCAGGTCTTCCAAGCGCACGGTTGGGACGGGGGCTGGACGCGCGCGGCGCGTGCCACGGTCGGCACGTACGGCACCGGTCTGATCTGGTGCGGCGAGAACAACGGCGGCGGCATCGGCTTCGGTGACGGCTACGGCAACGTCAACAACGGCGCGTCCGGGTTCCTGCACACGGGCGCGACGATCGACGCGGCGAACGTCGCCAACGGCCACACGACGTACCTGTACCTCGACGCCGGTTCGCTCACAGGCGCGCGACAGATGGGGCTGTGGACCACGCCGACGGCGGTCAACTCCGCTTCGGAACTCAAGTGGCACTTGACCGAAGGCACGTTTCCCGGCGGCGGCTCGTACCACCCTGTCGTGCGCATAGCGCAGTCCCCGTGGTCGGTCGTCTCGGATTGGGGAGTCGTCACAACGGACGGTCAGGCGAGTTTGCGCACGTCAACCTTCACGCTTCCCGCCAACGCCGCGCGCACGGCCCCGCTCGAATTCCGCTTCGGACCCTACGCGTTTGTTCCGGAGATCAACGCCGGTTTCCTCGCGGTGCGCAGCCGTGTGGAAGATACAGCTATCACGCACGGCGTTGTCGTGCATTCGTACTACGGTGTTGGCGGGCGCTCCGCACGCTGGATGTCAGGATGCGTGCAGTCCACCAGCGACGCGGCCATTGGCGCGTACTTCGCCGACGTGCGCCGCACGTGTAATCACGTCCTCGTGTGCATCAATCAGGGCCTCAACGACCGGGTCGAGACAACTCCGAGCATCCACGGCATCACGCCGGGCAACTCCGCGGCGGCGTATGTTGACAACGTGACGTACACGGTCGATCGGATTCAAGCGGTGTGGGTTGCTAACAACTGGCCGTTGGAAGAACTGCACGTGCTCGTCACAGTCGCGCACCCCATCGCGACGCCGCAGGACGCGCTGCTCACCGGATTCCTGTCCGCTATGCGCGCGTCCGGGCGCAGTGACATCGCGGTCACGTCGATCAGCGAACACTACACGGAAACGGACTTCATCACGAACGGTTGGTACACGAGCGCAACGGACCGTTACCACTTGTCTGTGAGCGGCTACGACGCGGTGAGCAGCAAGCAGTTCGCGACCGTGCTCGCTACCGCGTGCGTCGGAGACCACGATCAGAACGGTGTGGTTGACAGTGACGACGTCGCTGCATTCTTCACAGCATGGGACGCCGGTACCGCGTCCGCCGACATCAATCAGGACGGCGGAACCGACGGCGACGACGTGGGCATGTTCTTTGACCACTGGGACGCCGGTTGCTGATAGATCGGACCACGGAAACGCCCGGCTACCGCGGGGCGTTTCCTTTGCGCGCTCCATTGCCTATTCTTTGGCATGGGATACGAAGCCTCGTGGTACAGACCGGGACCGCTCTTGCCCGTCTACCGCCGCCTCAACGGCACGGGCCGCGTGTTCTTCTACTTGCTCGGTGACAGCAACGCCGGACAGAACGGCTTTGGCTGGGATGAAGGCTGGCACCGCGGGTTTCTTGAGAACGGTGTTCCGATGTACTCGCTCGGCCTTGCCCCTATCGGCAACGGCGGCGGCGCGCTCGGCTACGGCTATCACATGAGTCTCGGGGCGACGTCCGAGTTGTCCACGGATGTCGGTATGCCCGCAGCGTGGGGTCCGTATCTGACTCCGCACGAGGGCGCAAATGCGATGGGTTCTCCGATCGCGCCCGTGGCGCGCGTTACGACCTACAGCCCGAACTGGAACGGATTCATCACGTACGGTGCTGACCGTTACAACTCCGACGGGTGCGGTGTCGATCATCGACTCGCGTTCGATTGGCACACGTGGCGCGCGCAGGGCACAGGCTCTATCACGTCCAGCGCACGCCGCGGTGCGGCTAGTCAATACGCGGTGTGGTACCTGCGGCTCACCGGTGCCACTGGCGGTACATTCACGATCACGTACAACGGCGTCACGTCCGCTGCTATCACGTGGTCGTCCACGCAAACGACGCTCGCGTCGAACATCCAGACGGCACTGCAAGCAATGGCGTCCCTCGGCGCGGTCACCGCGACGGTGGCTCCGAAGAGCAGACTTGCGCCCGGAAGTTCCGGTTCGGTGGACTGGGACGTCAACAACAACGCGTTCGAGATCACCGCGGCGGGCACGCTCACGCAGGCGCGCCCGGCCATGACGGTGAACGGCGGCGGGCTGACAATGGACCCGGCTGTTACGCCGGACGTCTCCATGTCACAGCCGCGTCCGGGAACTACGCTCGGCGGCTACTCCCCGGAAGTTGGTACCGCGTATACACAGGGCGGCGACGCGTCAAACGCGGTGACTGTGATCAGGAACACGCGTTCGTACACCGCTGATTCATCGCGTTGGTGGCCCATCAACTTCGCTTACACCAAGCAACTCACGGCGGTTACGCCACCATTCTGCATTCTCGGATCTTCGTTGGAACACGTGGACCGCACGACAGGATTCGCGTTCACGACGCTCATGTACAACGGCGGCAACTCGATGCGGCGCTTTGCGCAGCGCATCGCGACCATGACGGTTGAATGGGGAACGTTCGCGTTCGGACAGGCGCGTTGGTATTCGACAAAGCTCGGACAGACCCCGTGCGTCGTGTTCGTCATCAACGGCGGGCCTAACGACACGGGCGACGCGAACACGTCGGTAGGGCCGAGCCCGGCAGCCAGCAACACGCAAGCCGGTTACTTTGATAACATGGTGGCCGTGTATCTCAAGATCAAGTCGATCTGGGACGACTCCACCAACGCGGCGGCGGGTTGGGATTTCTACAGCGAAGTGTTCTTCGTTGTCGAAGTTGGGCACCTCATGCAGTCCGGCGACGCGAACTTAGCGGCGTTCCGGTTGGCGTGTCGGCAGTTTGCCGATACGTACCCCAACACGTCATATTGCGATCTCTCGCAACTCGCGACGCTCGCGGAGATGCAGGACATGTGGATCAACGGCCCCAACGATGTTGGCGTCGATGATACTTTCCACCTCAAGCGCTACGGCTACGTCTATCTCTCGAACCGCCGCTATCAAGGTTTCGTCACCGCGTGCCGCTCTCAAATTCGCACCATCGCGCGGCGTCGCAACACAGCCAACGCCCTAATCTCCGAGTGAGTACCAATGGCAAGAATTAATTCTGGCACGGCTTCTACTACTCCCGCGCAAGTGTCTATCACTATGACGTTCTGCGCGGCGGTAGTGATCGCGAACACCGGGTCTGTCTCCCTCAACGTGTGCGTTCCGGCGCTGCACGGCGATGAGTACGACACCATCGCCGCCGGGGAAGACCGCACTTACCGCTCTAACAGGGCTAGTATCAAGAGCGTGATGGTCAAGACGGCCTCTTCAACCACTACCTACCGAGTTTCGCCGATCATGGGCGAAGCCTAAACGGAGTACATAACGTGCCTACGCTAGACTACGCGAGCGTCATCGTGGGTGTTCTCGGCGGTGGCGTCGGCGTTGAAATCGTGAGGCAAATTGCCCTCGCGCTGCGCAGCGAACGCAAGATCACCGCGGCCCAAGCCATTCAAGCGCAACTGGAAGTCCACGACGTGCTCCGGCACTTGTGTGAAGACACGGGTGCACACAGCGTGGTATTGGTCGAGTCACAGAACGGTGCCGCGCTACAGCGCCCCGGACAGGTCATGTACGTGACCGTGATCTGTGAAGCGGTGAAGACGCTGGGCACGGAAACGCAGCGGCGGTTTCTCGGCATCCCGGTCGATCCCGGATATCACCTCGCGTTGCAGTCCTTGCTGCACACGTCGAACGGCATCGTCCCGTATCGTCGCGACGATTTCCCGTCTCCGATCATCCGGGACATGTACGTGCAACTCAACATCTCGGGTGTGACGATGGTCCGCGTGGCGTCTACGCCGAACATCATCCGCTATCTCGTGGTGCGCTACGGCGCGGATTACCCGGTGGAACTCACCCCGAGCCAGCGCAACCGCCTCATGCAAGCGTCCAGCATCATCGGGGCTGTCTTAGCCGAGTAGACGGTCGATCCGCGCGAGCACAGTCTCTAACCGATCCACGGGTCCGTGCGGGTACAACATACAGCGCTGCTCTGCCAGTTGACGACCTAAGTTTGTGGCCGGGGCGAGCACACCCTCGAACACAAACGGCACGTTGCGCTTCCGCACGAACTGGCTGTACGCTTTCGAGATCCCGAACCGCCGGTGGTCGGCAACCTTGTACTTCGCTCCGGTGCGATCGTAGATGTAGTAGTACATGCCCTCTTTGATCAGGGCGGCGTCTTGGTCGTAACGCTTCACGTACTCCATCACTATCGACTGGAAATACTCGCGGGTCATGTCTTCCGGCTTGATCACCATGAACGAACGTTCGACGGTGTCACGCAACTTCGACTTGGGACACTGCTCGTACGGAACAGTGGTGTCCTCGCATTCTTGCCAGTGGCCGATCAGGTGGTACGCGCCCATCTTGCGCATGTTCAACTCGGTTTCGAGTTCGCGGTTGCGCCGCATGTTCTCTTCGTACGAGTGCTCACCACGGAACGCCGTGAGCAGCGCCATGTCGGTAGCCTTTCCCTCGCGCGTGAGCACGCGGGCTAGCCCGGCTTCGCTGAGAGGGACGATCACACACGTTTCATAGGGATCTTGCATCGAACACTCCGGGCTACTTCGTCTTCGGCGCGGCGCATGGTCTTTGCGTGCGCAGTGTGGTATCTCACGTTCAACTCACGCTCTTCCAGCGTGATGACGCGCAGCGGTACGCGCTCGACAGTGTAGCGCGCGGGCATCGCGAAAGAATGCCGCGTCGCTTCGGCGTTCTCACGGCTCTTCCAGCGGCACACGTGCCAATACCCTTCGCGCGTCTCTCCGAGCATGTTCCCTGTTGACGTGCGCACGACCCACCGGTGCGTCTTCACGGCTTCACCCTCTTCGCGGCGATGTACTCGGGGCGCAACACCTGCGCGACCGCCGCCACGCTGCACGCGCACACGAACACGGTCGGGCTGCCCTTGATCCCGATCACGGCTTTGTATTCGCTGTTCGGTCCGATGTAGGAGATCGCGTCGCACGCGATGTACGCGTCGTTGCCGGTTTCAACCGTAACGCGCAAGTAAGGCGCGTCGTTCAGCATGTGGATGTCTGGGTTCAATGTCACGCCTTTGTGTACTGGTAATCGTTCTTGATATTGTCGGCGAAGTATTCGCCCTTCGAGTCAGCGTTGAACAGACCCATCGCGCGCTTCTCCGGGACGCCGGAGTACGCGTACATCGAGCCAGAGACGAAGCGCACGTACAGCGTCTCGGTCTTGCCGTCGTACCCGATTTCACTAATGTTCGACGACTTGACCACGACCATGTTCGGCAGCGTGGTCTTCTTGCTCCCGGCCTTCTTGCTCTTTGCCTCATCCATCGGTATTTCTCCCTGTAAGATAGGTCTGAATCCAGACCAGATGGTATTCCCGCCCGTCGTCGAACTTTCCGACCGTCACGGTTTCGGGGGATACGAATCCCGCCGCGTGCGGCTGTCTGCGCCAGTGTGAACAACGCCAGTGCGGGCGCTGTTTCGTTCCGGTGGATTCACCCTTCGCGTTGTCCCGCGTAGTCACGACGGGTTCACCGAGCGGACGCGCAATGTGCGCTTGCGTTGGCCGCGTGCCGTGCGCCTTGTTCCAACTGCGCGCCGCAGCGACCGGCGCAGAGACGTAGCGTGGATACGTCTGTTGGAGCAGCATGATGTTCACCACAAACTGAACGACCCAACGTGTAGCGCTCCGTGCTTCAACCGGGTCGTTCACACCGGCGTACGTTTCGTCGATCACGACGCGGTCCGCCGCTGCCAGCGATTCATTGATCGGCGCGTCCGCGATCAGCGGAACGTGTGCGCACGTGACTTCACCGTTCTCGTACGCGGCGTACACGAACAGCCGCGCGTGCGCAGGGTCAACGATTTCCATCGGAACGTCTCTGCCGTTGCTTCGCAACACCAGATCGCTCACGCCGTCCTGTACGTGCACGTGCGCCACGACTACGTGTGCAACGCGCGCACCGCTTTGTTTGTCAACGAATGCCGCTTCCGGCGGCACGACATACCACGCGGCGCGGTGCTTGCGAAGCAGATCAGCACCGCGGATGTGTGAGAGGGAATCCGTGCGCGTGAGTTGCTGCGCGAGCGCGGCATCGATCGTGTACAACGGACCGTTGGTAGCGACCCACGTTTGCAGCGCGCCCATCTGCACCATCTGCAACATACGTGCCCCTTCAGGCAGCGCGTACAGCATCTCTTCCACCGACAATTCCGGCGGTGCATCGCAGCAACCGAACACGTTCGCCACAGCCATTCCAAGCGTACCCGTGTGCGCGGGACACAACTTGCTGGGAATCCACGACGCGCCCATGCAGGTGTAGCGTGCGATCAGCATGTCGGCGATATTCTGCATGTCAAGATCGTAGCGACTTCGCTACACGCAGTCAACCCAACAGGGTGCCTATATTTATCCATGCTGACCCGAATCGCCCTCGTCGTCTGCTTCTTCGGAATGATCCTTGTGGTGCCCGGCTGTCTCGACGAAGCCGACCGCGCCGGGGTCGGACGCGCCCGCGCGTACCTGTCCACGCTGGCCGACAAAGGAGATCCCGTCGCCGCGTCCGCGCGTGACGAACTGGACGCGCTGTTGCAGCGGTCCGATAGTGAGTCCGCCGCGCTTACTACACTGCTCGGCATGATCGGGCTGGGAGGCGCTGGCGGAGCGCTCAAACTGATCATGCGGTACCGTGCAGTGGCCGTTGACATTGTGCATGCGATCTCGGCGGCGAAGCAACCGACGGGCGACGCGACCACGCCGACGTACCAGATTGACAAGGCGGAGGTACGCAAAGCCATGTCCCCGGCGACGCTGCGGTTCGTCGAGTCCGTGCGCGCGCGCATCGAACGGCCCGTTGTCGTCGAAGTGCCGACCATCCCTCCTACCACGGCGTAACGCATGTACAAGAACCGCACCGGTCAACGCATCGCCCTGTTCGTCTACGACTCATCCACGGGTCTCGCGGTTACTGGTGACGCCGCGAACATCACGGTGTCGGTGTCGCTGGACGGCGGCGCGTTCTCATCTATCGGCGCGCCGACGGAGATCGGCAACGGTTGGTACTACATCGCTCCGACAGCCAGCCAGACGAACGGCGACCTGCTCGTGCTCAAAGCCGTGTCGGTCACGGCGAACGTCGTGTGCGACGGCCTGTCGCTATACCCGAAGAGGCCGAACCCGGACGCGGTCATTCGCGGTTACGTTAGTGACGTGACACCGGGCGTGTCCACCTTCCAAGTCGGCAGCCCCACCAATGAACCTGCGCTGTCCACTGTCGCGAACTTCTACGTCGGCGCGGTGGTCATGTTCACGTCCGGCACGCTCAAAGGCATGTCGCGTCGCGTGGATGAGTACACGTACAACGTTACCGGTCCCGTGCGCACGTGCGTGTTCGATTCTGAGTGGCCGGTTGCCCCGGCCACGAACGATGAGTTCGTCATTGCTGGGCGAATCGAATGAGTGCAGTCGCGACAGTACCGCTGGGCGTCCGCGGGCCGTCGAAGGTCCGCAACGTGGTGCTGACTCCCGGAGTGTCGCAACTCATCGTGACGTGGGACGCGGCGCACAAGGCGGCGTCGTACGAAGTCGAGTACAGCACGTCCGCGGCGTTCCCCGAACACGCGACGACGCGCGTCCAGACACTCAGCACTGCGCACACCATCATCAACCTGATCAACGGCACCACCTACTACGTGCGGGTGCGTGCGGTCTGCTAGGATCACCACATGGCAGACGTGTATCCGGGAATGGGCGTCGGTAAGGTCAGGGTCAACGTGTTTGACCCCATGTTCTACTGGTTCATCGCGTGGCCCGAAGACGTGCACGTCTTCGCCCACCCGAACTGCCTACCGATCGCGCGCGTGCTGATCGATTCGAGCACGGACCGCTACACAGTCGCGAACTCGATCGCGAAGTATTTCGTCGCTTACGGCCTCGTCGAAAGAGGCTTGGCCGGTGGCATCCTCCTACAGAACTTCGGCGACCGCGATGCGCCGTACAGCGGTAGTCTCTACGCGCACGCGTCCGACGCGCTCACGACGCCGGTCGCGATGGGCAACCCCGGTGAGACGACACGCCACCTCGCGACTACAGCGTCGTTGTTCAACGCCGCCGGTCTCGCGGAGTGCCGCGCGTACGCCGACGACATCATGCCGCGCATTGCCGCGCGCCTTCTCGCGCTCGGTTCCGACGCAACGCCCCGTTGGAACTTCGGCGAGTTTGAAGAGTTCCCCGGTTATAACGTCGCGGTGTGGCAGCCTCCGGGTAGCAGCGGCGTGACATCGCCGACAATGACTACGGACGCTTCGCTGTGGGGCAAGCCCTGCGGCACGTGGAACGCCATGCTGCGTGACGCGCGCGCCGGGACGGACGGCGTCGCCGATGGTGAGTTGCTTGGCTGGAAGCAACTCAACATGACCACGCGCAACAACCAGATGATTGCGGCGGGCAACCGTGTCACAGATTACAACCCAAACGCGCCGTACACGCCGTCGTACTACGACTTCCAGTCCACCAACTACGACGTGTTCTACCGGCAGAAATTCAACAACCATTTCGGAGACATCTTCGACTACGCGCTCAACTACGCGCTCGGAGAGCCGTTCCGCAACACGTTCCCCGGCGGAAAGTATTTCGAGTACGGGCAAAAGTGGGCGGACAACCCCGCGTACGGGTTCCGCGACTCGCGGAACATGCAACACGTTACCCGCTACGACGCCGCGTACGCGCACACGGAGTGGGGATTCGACGCGCACGCTCCCGACTTCTTCATCGTCAACTACTCCGCGAACGCGTTCGGTGGTGTCGCGCTCGGGCTGGTGTTGCCGGGCGAGAGCGTTGACGACTTCGCGCTGCGCATGTTCAAGGCACAGGCAGACGCGTGCGGCCAATCGTCGCGTTCGTCACGCCCGATCTTTCCGTACATCGGCATCGTCGGTCAAACGATCGGCGTAGGTGGTGTCTCCTACACGATGAGTCGCTACGTGTTCGTAGAGTTGCTGAAGTACCTGTGGTCCGCGTACCACGTGTACGAGTTCGCACTGTTCAACCCGTTCCGTTCGGTGGCGATGCACGACGAAACCGTGTCCGCGATCAATGAGTTCCTCGCGTACGTGGAAGCCAATACCCCGCGGTTTGCGGGGTCTTGGAGTCAGACGCAATCGGACACACCATCGGCACCCGCGGCCACGGGTCGAAACGCGACGCCGATTCACGGATCACCGGCGATCATCCCGTCCGCCCGGACATCACGTCCCGGCATGCTTTCGTCGGAATGAGACGAGCCGCTTGTGCACGCCCTTGACAATGCTGGTGAGCGTCGCGTCGGGCTGTCGAATGTACGCTTCCCACGCAGCGTCCTCGCGCAACGGGTCGTTCTCCGGTAGATCGAGCCCGCGCTCCATGCCGACGGCGATAGCGCCGAGAGCCGCGTATTCACGGACGACGTCGCGCGTGAGCACTTCCGCGGTCTTGGCGTCGTAGAGCGGCTTGCCCGTCGTGGTCACGAGCACGTCTTGCAGTTCCACTGGAACACACCAACCCATGCACGCGGCGATGTTTGAGATGAGATCGATGTGCCGCTTGATCTTGCCCTTGCTCGGTTCGGCTGCAAAGAGGATCTCTCTGGCGAGCGCGGTGCCGTAGCGTTCCAGCACGTCGCGTACCGAATCCTCGGTCGGTGTCAGCGTCACGATCTCGTTCAGACTCGGCGGCTTCGCTTTGCCCTTCGTCTGCACCTTGCGCTTCTTGCCCTTCTTCGTGACGACGCGGTCCGCCACTTTCGCGGCATTCCACGCCGACAGAATGTCGTCCGGGGACACGTGCGTCTGCAAGTCGTCTTCGGTGAAGTTCGTGATGATCTGCGTAAGCCGGTCTTCGTACTTCTCCGCCTCTTCAACGGTGCCGTCGCTCACGTCGTCGCCGCGCTTCACGGCCTTGTACGCATTCCAGCCCGGAAGCGCGACCAAGATATCGAGACAGTTGAGCGGGATGCGCCGCGTGCCGACGGCCTGTTGCACCGGCAGCGGGAACAGCAACAGGTTCAGGGTCTCGGTCAGCGTCGAGGTTGAGACACCGGCGACCTTTGCTGCGGCCTTCACGTCGCCGTTGTACGCTTGGAGCAGCTTGCTAAACGCCTTCGCACGTGCAAGCGGTGCGAACGTGTTGCGTGAGACGTTCGTTGCCACTTGGACCGCGAGCCGGTCACGTGGCGTGCACGGCGCGATGATCACGACCGGGACGGTGCGTTGCTTGGTCGTGATCGCCCAATTCGCACGCCCGTGCCCGTCGAGCACGCGGTAGTTGGTCTTGTCGATGCGCTCGACGATGAGAGGAACCTGAATACCGAGCCGGTCAAGGCTGTTGCACAGCGCGCGGTACTCGGGACTCCGATAGTGCGCTGCGGCGCACTCCGTGGGGGACCGCCCCGACTGATCAAACCGCGGGTTGTCGTCGGCGCTCACTTGCAGTTGTGACACGTTTACGTGGGCGGAAGTGGTGGACCCGCACGGAAGAAGGGTGGCTCTCATCGACGCTTGCTCCTTTGTTTGACACTCTGGTACCGGAGCACTGTAGCGCCCTCGCTACAAATCGTCAAGTTCAATAGTTCCCTAGTTTCTGCGCCTCTTCGCACGCTCCCACGCGCGGATAAGCGACTCCATCTGATCTTCATCGATTCTGGTGAGGCCGAACGCTTGCCACAACCACAACACGGGACGTCGCGATTTCCGCTCGAATTTCACGGCATACTGGATATCGCCGATGCCCGGCATGCTGAGGTGTTCCACGTCTTCTCCGGTGACACGCAGGGCGTTGCCCTTCTTGCTGGCTGTGAGTTTCGGCATAGCGAATCGTACAACGGTCCGTTGGCTTGACCGCGGCAATTTGTCTATGCTTTACGGGTGACGGGATTCGTCCCACTTTCAACGAACTGGAGCCGAACATGCAGCAATCGATCAATGAGAAGGGCCGCGCAGCGGGGCGTATCCGTAACGCAAGCGACGTCCGAGCGCGCAAGAAGCACGCGATGCTGGCGCGTCGAGCCCGCAAGGGTTTCAAGATCGCCGGTGGTAAGGTTCAGCGCATGACCGCGAAGGAGCGGCGCGCGCGCATGCGGGGTGTCAAGCGGCTCATCCGAGCCCGCGGCACCGCAACGGGCCGTCGCGCGGCGGCGCGCACCCGGAAGTTCAACAAGAAGTTCCTGCGTGACTCCGTGATCGTCCACAGCGCCGGGTTCCTGAACGCGGTGAACGAGTTCGTGCAGTTCAGCAACCGCCCCGACATCGGCGCGGCGATCATCGAGGGCACGGACCCGCGTCTCACTTCGACCCCGGTCGGCCTCTACGCGCTGACCGTTCACGATCAACTGGCCGAGCAGACCGAGATCCGTGAGTCCCTTGTGGACGTCATGGTGCTCGATGAGAAGGCCAACACCATCGCCGTGTTCTTCGAGGCGTCCGATCTGGTCAACGAAGACAACCTCACTCGCGCGCTGCGTGAGCACGGGGAAGTCGAGTGCCTGACCGTCCCCGGCGCAGCGATCGACGAAGCGAACACCGCCGACCTGTATATGTTCGCCGTGACCATCCCCACCAACCGACTCGACGACGTCAAGGTCCATGAGGACGTGCAGTTGGATGAGAACGGCGAAGTGGTCATCGACGAATCGACCATCGTCACCGTCGAAGAGGCCCGCGCGCTGTTCGGCGACTCGTGCTTCGAGGACATTGTCAACTCCTAACTGATTTCACCAGAACCCCCGGCGGACGACCCGCCTTTGACTCCCGAGTAGAAGGAACACACCATGCCGACCAATGCAGCAAACCGTGCCGTGATCTCGATCGCTGGCGGGGCTACCCGGACGTTCTCGACCCGTCAGGGCCGCAAGTTCGCCGGTTCCGCAACCATTCAGCGCACCGACGATGCAACTTCCGGAAACCTGACCGTGCAGTTCCAGAACGCTGTCGCCAGCTTCAAGGCGCTGTTCGACTGGTCCGACACGCCCGACGCGGGCACGTTCAAGTTCACGTTCGAGGGCGAAGAGTCCGGCGCGATCGCGTACAACGCTGCCGCGGCCACGGTCAAGGCGGCGCTTGACGCCATGACCACGATCGCGGGCTTCTACAACGTCGAAGTCGTCGGCACCGGTACCGGCGCTGGCTACACCGTCACGCTCCGTCCGACGGCTGGCTCGCAGCCCGGTGCCGAAGCGATTCCCTACCTCAAGCCTCTCGCCGACGACGCGCTCACCGTCACCAGCAACACGGTTCTCGATTCTCCCGCGGCTACCACGGTCACGACGACTGTCAGCACGTGGGTTGACGTCGATCCCGACGGCTACAACGCGGGCATCGCCGTGCGTCCCCGTGGGCGTGCGACCGTGGCGTTCGGACAGGGCGCGGACGAGAACACGTCCAGCAACCTCATCGGCCCCGTTTGGCGCGTCACCGGCAGCGGTAGCGGCGCTGAGGCGCAGATCGAACTCGCCTGTGGCGTCGAGACGACCGACCTGATCAGCATCTAAGCGGAGCGGCAACGCGGGCTCACCGGTATGACGAACACAATCATCCAACGGTACACGATCGGAAAGCCCGCTGCGGAGCGGGTTGCGATCGTGCGCGTATGGGAGAAGTGTGCGAAGCGTATCGGTGAGTCCGACGAAGCCTTGTACGGGATGCTGCCGAAGTTTGGACGCATCGCGGTGGCGTTCATCGCCGAGATGCGTGAGAAGAAACTGTCGCGACTCCCCTCCATCACTTCCACACAGTTCCATGTCTTGCGAAAGCACGTCGGCCAATGAGCGCAACCGCCAAAGCACCGGGCAGCCTTCTCGACCGCGATGATTTCATCGTGCGGTACGAGCAGGCTACCGACACGCTCACGCTGTTGCTCGACGACACCGGCGATTCGTTTGACATCGGATCTTTCACCACGTCGTACGCCGACGCGGTGCCCTACCTCGCGCGCGCAATCGGTGGCAACAACTTGGAGAACAAGATGTTCGCCGAAGAGATCGTGTCGAACGCGCGCAACTTCGGAACCACGCTCGTTGATATGACCCGCCGGGTCGTGCTCGCGGTTACAGATCGATCCAACCGCCACGTCGAGCACATGTTGCACCAAGCCAACGTTATGAACGATCCCTACCACATGCTCGCGCATCTGGAAGAGGACGGCACGCGGCAGTCGTCGTCGTTCGTCGAACCGCCCACACTTTGAAAGGGTTCATAGTGGCTCTCGATTTCGCGACCCTTGAATCCAACGCAACGCCGGTCGACGGGCGTATCTACCGGCTCTACGAAACCTGCGGCGACGCGACTGTCGTCCGCGACCCCTACTCGGTTGTGGAGCGCACCGACGAATCAACCAACCGCACCGTACTCGATGAGCGTCGAGTGGCGGACGGACCGTTCGTTATCCGCGGCGTCTTTCAGCGCGCCGACGTGAAGAACGCGAACGGGCGTGTGTACCCCAAGTCGATCTGGGAAGCGCACACGGCAAAGGACTCCTCGCTGATGCGCCGTATTGCGGAGCGCGGCTGTCTCGGACAGATCGAGCATCCGAAGGACGGCGCGGGGAGCATCGATCAGTCGGCCATTCTCGTGACATCGATCCGTCTGGAACCAGACGGCACGGTCATCGGCGAAGCCGAAGTTCTGGAAACGCCGCAAGGCCGCATCATCCGCGACTTGCTGCGTGCAAACATTCGCGTCGGGATTTCCTCGCGTGGCACTGGTAGTGTCACCGCGACGGGAGTGGTCGAAGAGAAGACCTACCGATGCGAAACGTGGGACATTGTCGGAAGTCCCAGCACGCCGGGAGCGTTCCCGCGCATGGTCGAGTCCGCTACGAACAACGCGCACATTGTGACCGAGCGTTACAACGGGCAGTTGCAGTGGCGGATTCTCGACGAGCGTACCGACACAACTCGCCGCCAGCTTGGAGCCACGAAGATGAGCAAGATCAACGAATTCCGCACTCTCGAAACCCGTATCCGTCCGATCCTCACCGGCGCGCTCGATGAGAGCAACGCCGCGCACCTCTCCGCCACCGACGCTGCTCTCATGGAAGCCAGTGTCGATGTCAACGCTCTCGTCGAAGCCGACGGCACGCTCCGTGACGCCGCCGACCTGCTCCGCGAGCAGATCAGCGAGCGCCGCAACGCGATCGCCAAGCTCGCCGAGAAGGATTGCGAGTGCGACGACGAAGAGGGCGAGGACGAAGAGGAAGACAGTGAGGAAGAGGAAGACAGCGAGGACACGGACGAGTCCGCTGTGTCCGGCACCCCGAAGTACGATGAGGCTCTCGGCGTTCTCCGTGAAGCCCGCGACACCATCCTCACGCTGCGTCAACAGGTCACGGCGCTGGAAGAGCAAGTGAAGACCGGCGACAACGCCGTCGATTCGCTCGCGGAAGCCTGTGCGCAGCACGAGAACACGATCGCCGAGATGGTCGCGTCCAACGCGTCCATGCTCGCGATCATCGCCGAGATGACCAGCGTCGCGCCGACGGACGCGGTCGAACTCACCGAAGCCATTGACGAACTCTGTGAGGGCAACGCCCGCATGGAGACCCTGCGTCCCGTGCTTGAGAAGTGCGGCACGCTGGACGAACTCAACGCGGTGGTTGCTGCCGTCACGCCGCGCGGCGCGGTGACGGAGTCCACCGACAGCAAGACCAACAAGAAGTCCAGCACGAGCGTGTTGGAGTCGTCGCGAATCGCCCTCGCGGAAACCCGCACGGGCAACGGCCTTCCCGCCGTCGGAGAGAAGCATGACTCGATCAAGTCCCAGACGGCCTTGAACGAGCGCACCACGCAGCGTGTCAATGAAGCAACTCCCACGGACCCGATGCGGCGCATGCAGTCGCTCACCGAGAGTCTGATCAAGGGCGGTCGCAAGAACTGACACCAAGTACAACCCGGTCCGACAGACACAACACACGAAGGAATATGACGATGAACTTTGGCAACATGCGTATGAACAACCAACTGGTCGTCACTGGCACGGGCTATGACGGCTGGCTCAGGACTGGCGAGCGGCTGATCAACGAATCGGTCCGCAACGGCGGCTGGGCCGAACTGTTCGAGAACACCAGCGACTTCGACAGCCGCGCGGCCATGCCGCTGAGCAACTACAACAAGGCGCAGGCACAGGCCGCGTGCGCGATCGTGCTTGAGAACTGCAAGCGGCACCTTGCGTCGATGGATGAGACGACCCGCTCTATGGCGGTCGGCGGATTCCAAGACCACATCTTCCCGATCATCCGCGCGGGCTTCGCCACGCACCCGGCGCTCGACCTCGTTTCGGTCCAGCCGCTCACTCGGCGCATCGGGCAGGTCTACCACCTCAACTACAAGATCGCGCAGACGAAGGGCGCTGGCTACGTCGCCGGGCAGCGGGTGTTCGATGCCTATACCGGGTACGCCGGTGGCTACCACTACACGGATGAGTACGTCGATCGCGAGACGATCGCGACGTCGTCCGGCGCTGCGCTCGTCGCCTACACCACCGCCGAAGTCACCCCGCTTACCTACGGCGGCGACGGCGGCGGCGGCATCCGCCCCGGCACGGTTGTGATCACCGGTACCGACAAGAACGGCACCGACACGGTCATCATCCGCGACAACGAGAACGGCAACCTCATCGCCGAAGCACAGACCACGACCGTGCTGTCCGTCGGCACGATCAACTACGCCACGGGTCAGATCCTTATGACCTTCACCGCGGGCAACGGCTTCGCGGCTGGCGCGGTGTACTGCTCCTACGAGTACGACGGCGAAGGTTCTTCGTACCTCCCGTCGCTCGACGTGGACATCCAAGCGTCGCCGGTTCAGGCCCGCCGCCGCGCGATCCGCTACCGCTACTCGACCGAAGCGTCGCAGGACTACTCGGCAGAGTTCGGTATGGATCTGGACAGCACGATCGCCGAAGGCATCATGGCGCACGTTCAGGCCGAGCAGGCCCGGCAGATCATCGCGATCCTCTGGGAACTCGCCGGTCCGGCGTTCAGCCTCTTCGACATCAGCTACTCGACCACTTTCGGCTTCAGCCGCCGCGAGTACCACGCCGATCTGCAATGGCCCTTGACGCAGGCCATCAACCAGATTTATCTGGAAACTCAGTTCGCCCGCGCGAACTGGATGATCGTCGATGTCAACATGCAAAACGTCCTCAACAGCATCGGCGCGCCGCACTTCGTGCAGTGGCAAGAGGCCCCGGTGTCGAAGAACATGGGCATCCAGTTCATCGGCGTCTGGAACAACTCGATCCGCGTGTACGTCGATCCGCTCATGCACCAGTTGCCCGGCGCGTCGAGCACCGGCAACGCCCTGCTCGGCTACAAGGGCGACCGCATCGAAGAGGCGGGCTTCATCTGGGCACCGTACCGCATGATGTACATGACCCCCGCGATCACGCTCGACGACATGGTGACTCGCAAGAGCATGGCGTCGCGCATCGGCATGAAGGCCGTGAACCCCCGCATGTACCGTCGCTTCGCTCTCACCGGCGGCTAAGTCACCCCGGCGAACTACACAAGACTACCTCTCTGAACTCCTAATGAGTTTCACTACGGCGGTGACGGAAGTTACCGCCGTTTGTTTAGAAAGAGCACGCCGAAGCGTGCAGCATCAAACGGGGCAGCGCCCCACGGAGCATTGCAATGAAGATCCGCGTTCTCATCAACCGCACCAAGTCCGCCTTTCACGTGTACGGGAACAACGGTCGGTCTTTCGTCCTCAACCCGCACAGCGGCGCACAGGCGCGTAACTCCATCGTCGCGATCATCCACGCAGAGACGTCGGTGAACCGGCGCATCGATGAGGCCGTGCGGCTCAAGCAACTGACTATCGGCACGCTCCGCGATCTCTCCGCGTGCAAGGCCGCGAACGTCGGACTCATGTTCGACGCGTCGTGCAAGCCCGCCAGCACCGACGGCCCGTTGACGTCCGCGTACTGCACGCTGGACTTCCTTCGCCGCGAGTTCCCTGACATCGCCGAAGCGCTCAATGAGCAGCACGTCGCGACGCAAGAGGCCGCGAAGACCGAAGCCGCGGCGGAACCCGAGATCAATCCGCTCGCTATTGCCGCGGGCACTGTTCCTGCGCCGGTGGCCCCGATCAACCGTGAGTTCGCGTTCCGGCGCGATCTTCCCGACGACCGACTCGGTGTGCTGCATGACGGGAGCAACGTGACGATCTACGTCAACCGCTCCGGCGCGTTCATCATCACACCGATCTCCAAGATTTCCGCTGGCGATCTCTTCCGCATCTCTCGCCGCGACGGGTCGTTCGTGACGCACAACGACATCGCTGTGTACAAGGCGCTCACCGACGCGACCACCGACGGACAGGGCAACACGTCGTTCGAGTGTAAGGTGTCGATCACGTCGCAACCCGGCACCGAGTCCCCGCGCGCCGACGTCGTCACCGCGCCGCAGATCACGGCGGTGCCGCCTCCCGCCGCCGCGCAGCCCGCCGCGGCGCGCAAAGGCAAAGGCCAAGTTTCCAGCACGCGCAGTAGCAGCCTCCCCGCACGCTAATATACACGCATGACACTCACACGCGACAACCTGATCCCCTACGTCCGAACCCGTCTCGGACACGGGGCGGTCACGGTCGAGTTGACGGATGCGCACATTCAGACGTGCATCCAAGACGCGATCGACGTGGTCAACACGTACCTCCCGATGATGGGCCGGAAGATGCTTCCGGCGAACACGTCGGGTCGGTACGATATGACTGCGCTGGTGCCGCAGATTCAAGAAGTCATGGCGGTTATTGGCACGCGCAGCACACCGAGCGGCAACTACGGTTCGCTTGATCTCTTCGACCCACTCTTGTACCTCGCGGGCGGACCCGCGGGCACGGCGTCTGTCGGTGCGTACCAACAGTCGTTGGAGATGCTGCGCACGTCGCGCCGGGTCTACAACGCCGAAGTGGAGTTCACCACGCAGCGTGAAGAGGTGAGCGGCGAGTCGCACTTGATCCTGTACGTGCGCGTCCCCGGCCTCCCGAGCATGGCGTACGGGTTCGACTACCTGATCGGCTTCACCGCCGACGATTCGGCCACGGGTCTTCGGCTTCTCCCGCCCGATTTACACTCATGGTTCCGACGCTACGTCGTGGCGTCGGCGCGTATGATTCTCGGGCACATCCGCTCCAAGTATCAGGGCTTCCCGTCTCCCGATGGTTCCGATCTGCAACTCGACGGAACCGATCTCACGTCCAGCGCAGAGAACGAGTTGCAGGATCTCCGTGACAATATCGCAAACATGCGACAGAACATTGGAATTGTCGTGTTCTGACCATTCAAGGAAAGGTGGCGTCTATGTCGAACGGTCTGAGGATTCACGCAACGGTCTGTATGATTGCTCTCTCTTGTCTCGCGCTCATCGGCTGCTCGATGCCGAAGGCGACGAACAAGGCGCTCGCGCCGAGCGCGAACGTGTTTGTCGCGGACATCGCGGCGTACAACGCGGCGGTGGTGGACGAACCCACGAAGGCGCAGGTGACAACCCAGTTGACGCAGTTCACTGCCGGGATCAACGAGGGCAACGCCGACGCTGTGTCGGTTGTCTGGTTCGGTGTCGGCAACCTCCGCAACTTCTACACGGCGCAACTCGCCGCCGACGCCCGCCGCCAAGAGGCCGGGGGCGAGTCGTGGTACATCATCAAGTCCAACAGTGTCAACGCGTTTGACTACGTGTTGACGGTCGGACAGGAACAGGCGGCGAAATCGGCGGCGTCAACGGGCCGTTGATCTCCGTCGCGCGGACACACAACTCACACATCCATTAGAAGGAACAAACGATGCCGGAAGAAACTCCCAAGTCTGCAAAGTCTGCGAAGCCTGCCGCGGTGGCGGGTGTGAATCTGGAAGACCTCAGCAAGTCCATCACCGGCGACATCGCCGCGCTGTTTCAGGGCGCGGTCAATGATCTCGCCGACCCGCGGTTCCAAGAGTTCGTGACGGTCCTCACGACCGATACGCTGCGCTTGGCGTCGATGAAGATCGAGGGCGCGAAGCCCGAACTGCTCGCCAGCGCTACGGAGAGCCTCAAGGCCCGCGCGCAGACGATCGCCGGTGTCCCCGGCCTCATCGCCGCCGGTCGCCAACAGGCGTTCATGGGCATCGTGAACCGCACCATGACAGCGCTTGTGTCGTACGGCTTCGCCGCACTGCGCACCGCCGCGGGCATTCCCAGTCTGCCGGTCTGATCTCTGAGACCACCGCCCGTGCGTGGAGACGTGCACGGGCGATTTACCAATGCCGTACATCCCTACAAGTTCGGTGTTGGACACGGTCATGTCACCGCACGACGCGGTTGACCTGATCACGTACAGCGATTATCTCGTCGAGATGATGCTCCTCGCGCACCCGCGGTGTGACTACTACATGCTTGACCTGCTCCCGACGGCGGTCACGTCCGCTGGCGAGAAAGTCACGACCGGCGCAGCGCCCCGCACGACGATCGACGCTATCTACGGCGAAACCATTCCGACGCGCAACGGGGCGTTCAGTCAGCCCCACGGCACGGGTACCGAAGCCGCCCTGATAAATGCCACCGCCAGCCGTGTGCACAAAGCCGCCGTGCGGGATATGCCGCTATACTACAAGCGGCTGGATGTCTCGCGGGGTTCCGACGGAGTGTCCGCGGCATCGGCTCGGAAGTTTGAGTTGACTTGGCCGACTCCACTTCTCGATCGTTACGGCGTCACGGTCAACATCGGCGACGAGATCCAGTTCGGTAATCAGCGTTTGGAAATCAAAGAGAGTTATATTCCCGACCGCGGCTACTGGAAGTACACCAACATCCCCCTGTACATTCGCGCTTTCGCGAGTCTGCGCCAGACCGGATCTTGACGATGCTTGCATTCCACGGACTCACGAACAACCACGACTACCCCTACGGTCTCATCGACGTGATCGACACGACCGCTGGGTTACAGTACGAAGTCACGTCGCACCATCCCCAATGCCCCACGCCGATGACCGCGGTCACTGACAGCGACGCCGACTTCATGGCGTTGCTCACGCGAACGCGCGGACGGCACTCAATGGTGCGCCTTACCGCACGGGCTAGCGCCGCAGCAACCCGTAGTGGAATCGATCTAATGAAACTCGCACAGACGATCTCGTCGAAGATGAACCCGGAAACCGCCGACGACATAAAAGACCTGAAGGGCTCGGGCATGTCCGAGTCACGCGTGCGTGACGCAATCACCGCGCTGCAAAGCCGCGACCCCGCCGTGAAGAGCGCCGCGGTGCTCGTGCTTGAGCACGTCGGGTTCACGGCGGAGCAGGTCGAGAAGCTGAAGATTGAAGCGCGGGCGCAGTCCATTCGTGAACAGACGATGTGCGGCAAGGGTCCGAAGAACCGCGCGCGCAAGATCGGTAAGTACGGCGCGAAGTCCGGCGTACGCGAACCCGTCAACGAAACACGCGGCCTGTTCCGCACACTGTCGGACGCCAGTCACAAGTTCCCGCAACTCGCCGACGGCCAGACGCAGGTGTGGTACCGGCGCACGGACGAAGCGGCCCCGGTCGATATCGCGTGCCTCAGTCGCACGCACGTACTGCTCGGGTGCGTGGCCGAGCGCCAGATCGATTTCCTGTCGCGCCTGTTGTGCTCTGACTGGAACGCGAGCGGCGTGGCAAACGGGCTGTTCGAGCGCAAGGGACTCGCGCGCTATCGCATGACCGCGGGCGACGTGATCGTCAACAACAACGGCGTGTGGCTGGTGGAGAAAGTCGGCTTCAAGCTGCTCGGGCAGCCGCCGCGCCAGCCGTCGAACAAGATCGCCGAGTACATCGTTGACAACCCGCGCTGCACTCCGCTGTCGCTCCGCACGCAGTTCGCGCTAAGCGAGCAACAGGCGGCGAAGATCATGGAGGCCGCGAAACAGTTCCGCGCGTCTCCGCGGCTCAACGTGTACTGGCTCACCGAAGCGATTCGCAAGGGGACCGCGCAATGACTACCACGAGCGGCAGTGTCGGCGGGTTTCAAAGCGACCGTAGCTACGCCGGTCCGCACAACACGCTGCGCAAGAAGATCAAGTCGAAGTCTATTCGCGAACGCGTGGACGCGCTGGTCAACTACGCGATGAGCGATCCTGCGTTCCGGCGCGAAGTGCGCGGCGTGCGGGAGAGCGGCCCCATCATCCGCGCGCTCACGGAGTTCGCCGCTACACACGGCACGAAGCTGTCCTACGCGCTCACGCGTCAAGCCGCGTGCAACATCCCTTCGCACCGGTTGTGGGAGGCGTGGGCCGAACGGGAAGAACCGAATACGCCCGAAGAGGAATACGACCAACGCGAGTTTGATCCGCCGGAAGCGGACACGGACGCGTCGAGCGACGAACCGCCGATGATTCAGGCCATGCGGCAGATCATTCAGCACAAGGGCGTAAAGACGCACAAGGGGCAGCCTGTTGACATGCAGACTGCCCACGTCATTCTCACCGTGTACGCCGCATTGAGCGATGCGAACAAGAAGAAGTTGGCCGGGCTGTCGGTCACTAAAGCCGCCGCCGTCTGTTGGAAGTTGGTCAAGTAACAACAGCCCGTTGGAGTTCCCGAACATGAGCAGCATCAACGAAGCCCCCGCCGTCGCCAAAGAGGGCGATATCTTCATCCCGGCTGGAAATCTCGGCATCAAGCGCAAGGACATGCCGCAGATCGACCCGTCGGCGCAGGAACAGTTCTTCAAGGAACTGCGCTCGAAGGGCGTGCGCATCACGAAAGAGAAGATCAAGTCCGCCGATCTCACGCCGACCCAAGCCGAGATCAACGGCAACAAGGTCGCGTCGATGGTCAAGGCCGCGGGCTCCAACCCGGACTTCTTCGGCAAAGAGCCGATCATGGTGAGCGGCGACAACTACGTCCTCGACGGCCACCACCGCTGGCTCGCGTCGCTCAACATCGATCCGGACTACGTCCAGACGGTGTGGAAGATCCACATGCCGATCAAGCCGCTGTTGAAGTTCGCGATCGAGGACTTCACCGACGTGGCGTTCCGCGACATCCGCGAGTCGTTTGAACTGTACCGCGCGTGCGGGCTCAACGAGTCCGTCGCCGCGGAGACGGCCCGCGCTGCGCTGTTTGGCACCGGCAAGATCCCGGCGTATAACGATGAGTGCTACGAGACGACGAACCCGTACGCTCTCCGCGCCATGCTTGACGGATGGACGGACGCAGACCACACCGCCGCGGCGAAGCACTGGCGTACGCTGTCCGAGTCGTGCAAGGTGCAGACGCTCTGTGAGTCCGGCAACGATATCGACCCGCACGCGCTGATCCGTGCGACGGCGTCGTCCGCCGCGTTCGCCCGCATCGCGGCTCTCCACGAGGCCGCGGTCGGCGGCGTCGATGAGGCGAAGCGTCACGGTGTTGGTCCCAGCGACGTTCCGGCGTTCATGCTCAAGCGCGTTGTTGACCCGACCACAGTGTCCGCGGACGATCACGACGCGGCGATCAACTATCTCGCGGGAACACAGTCGAAGGGTCAGTTGCGCAAGAACGCTGGTGTGTACTACGCGCAGGCCCAGACGCTCTGGAAGACTGGCAAGAAGGCCGAAGCGATGTCGAATCACTGGTTCGGTTCGATGTCTTTGAAGGCTGCGGGCGATCCGTTCACTCCGGCATCGTCGTTGTTCTCGAACATCGGCGAAGGAACCATCGACGAGGCTAAGCCGAAGATGGGCAAGGGCGTTCGCCCGCTCAACGTGTCGGACAACGACGACGCGGACGATGAGTACGCGAACGTCCGGGAGTGTCCGTCGTGTGGCGAAGAGAACGGGCCGATGGGCGCACTCGGCAACCGTCAACACTACCGTTGTCGCGCGTGCGGGATGATGTACTCGCACGACCCTCGCAAGGACGAATCGACAGGAAACGCGCTGTTGGAAGTCATGGCCGATTGGCTCGACGAGAACAAGCCGACGACGCCGAGCGAGTTCGGGAAGGCGTTCCTGTTCAACACCCAAACCGCGACCGCGATCCTCGCCAAGTACGACAGGTCCACCGGTCCCGGCGGCAAGGGTCGTTCGTGGTTCTACGCACAGGTCGGTCCCATCCTTGCCAAGATCAGCAAGGGCAACATGATCCGGGCCGCGTACACGGAATCGGTCGTCAATGAAGGTCCGGGCGTTGATTCGCATAAGTGGTTCCGCTCCCAAGCGAACACACTGAAGACGATCGGTACCAAGTTGGAGCAACAGGGCGTTTCGACGGAGTACAGCGACCGCGAGTTGTACATCAGCGGAGACGAGTACGACATTCGCGTGTACTACGTCGGGTCGTCGGCGTCCAACGGTGAGCGTGCTTCCACTCTCGTGATGAAGATCACCGACCCCGACGGCAAGACCCAGTTCTACGGCGGATGGTTGTCCACGAAGGGCAACAAGCCGTGGGAGGCTGGACTCAAGAAGTTCGAGGAACTGACCGGCGTCGCGTTCCCGTCGAAGGGCTCGTTCAAGTCCGGCGGCGGCGCGGGCAGTGGCGGTCGTGTGAAATCGTCGAGCGACTTCATGGGCATGTTCGAGGGCGACATCACCGAACGCATCAACACGCTTCTCAACGAAGCGATGCTGCACGGTCGCAACGTCGATAAGGTGTTGCAGTCGTACATGACGACTGCGTTGTGGTCTTCGACAGATAATCGGTCGTCGAACGGCGGCGATCCTCTCGACAAGAACTTTGACATCTCCGACATCTCGCCGAAGGTCAAGGCGCAGATGCGCAAGGACGTCGAGAAGTTCATCCGTGACACCGCCGACATTCCCAACGACGACTGGGACGATACACAGTTCGGTCACGATTTCTGGCTGTCCCGCAATGGACACGGCGCGGGGTTCTGGGACTTCTACGACCACCGCAACACAGCCGAAGAGCGTGCCAATGGGGACGCTCTGCACAAGGTTGCAGCGAAGTTCGGGAACTTCGATCTGTACGTGGTCAAGTTCCAGAATCAAGAAGTCAGCGGCGTGGACTTCGATCCCGACGACAACACGGTGTACGCGTACCAAGTCGCGGAATCTGTTGCGCCCCGCGCAAGGGGGTCGCTTCAAGAAGCGGCGAACTTGACTACCCGTAGCGACTTCGCTACACTCTCCCAGTCACAAGGGAGAACCACCATGCTCGCCGAAGCCGTTGAGAACGCCGAACTGTCTGCCGCCGCCGCCGAGTTGACCGCGCACGCCAACAAGTTGCTCCCGTTCGTTTCCGGCGGCGTGAAGATTTCCATCGGCGTCCCGGTCCTGTACTTGTCGATGTCCACGGTGACGAAGGACAAGTGGGCGAACGGGATCTTCGAGAACGGCCCGACGATGCGCATCGGCATCACGCACGACGACGAACGGCCCGTTGGGGCGGTGAGCATCACCGCGAACGAGCAACCCACGAGTGGTACCACACGGAACCGCGGCGCGACGTACTCCGCGGACTTCACTGTCCACGGTCGGCACAGTGCGAACAGCACGGTCGCGAACTTCAAGCCGCGTGCGATGAACAAGAAGCCGCTGGACAAGATCGTCGCGTACGTCAAGAAGGTCATCACGCAGTTCGCCGACACGAACCCGTCCGGGCCGAAGGGTGAGTCTCGCAACTTGCTCGGCGAAGTGCGTATGTCGCCTGCGCGGTTCTCTCAATCCGACGCGACGAAAGCCACGCTCAAGGCCGGGATCAATCCGAAGCCGTTTGAGCCGCTTCCCGCCGACGCGATTACGTCGCGTGTGAAGGGCAAGCGTTACACGTACGAGTCGGGCGCGGGTATCTATGACGTCATCGTCTATGACGACGGGTCCGTCGGCTACCAGACGAACACGCGGTGGTCTGATCCCGGTGAGTACCACAAGGGCATCATCAAGCACTTCAAGTTGAGCATCAGCGAAGACGCCGACGTCTTGCGCGGTGTCGATGAGGCGACACCGCCCGGCGTGAAGGTGATCAAACTCAAGTCACTCAACAACGGTGCAACGGCGCATCAGGTTGTTGTGGACGGTCGATCCATCGGCGACTTCTACGTCGGTCGTGACGACAAGGGCGCGTTCTACACGACACACACCGATTTGCGCGGACGCGCGGTGAAGGCTGGTGAAGTCTTGCGCGACCGTGCCGCCATGATTCAAGCCATGATCGCCTACGACAAGGCCGAATCTGCTAAAGATTTCGCCAAGAAGAAGGCATCACCGAACCGTGTCGAGATGCGCGGCGACAAAGTCACGGCGGTTTATTACAACGGTCAATTGGTGACGGATCACGGTGTCAAGATTGACAACAAAGCGGACATTCGCCGCGGCGCGGTGTTTGACTTGGAAGACAAGTACGACACGGAATTTGCGATCGTGAGCGAGTCGGTCACGGAGGCCAAGAAGTCGGACAGCATGGTTTCCCGTGCGTTGAGTTTGGCCGGGAAGAACAAGGACTACGTTGCCGGGTACGTCGTCGGGTTCGGTCGGCACGACGGTGAAGTGTTGCTCAACAAGCAAGGCAAGTGGGTCGGTGGCCGTGAAACGCCGTACACGTGGAAGACACGCGACGCGGCAATCGCCGCGGCCAAGAAGTTCCAAACCAACGACCGCCGTCTCTACGTTCGCCCGTACAGGTACACCACACCGAACCCGGAGAACGCCGAGAATCTGCGCCCGTGGTCGGAAGCCGAAGACATGGTGTACATCGACGGCGGTTCGGTCGATGAGGCCGTCGCCGACGCTACGACGCTGTTGTCAATGATCAAGGCTGGTACGCGGGTCACGATCCGCGTGCCGAACGGGATCGGTCGCGACGGGCTGGAGTGGACGGAGAAGACCGGCAAGGCCGTCATGCCGTCCAAGCACGGCGGATGGGTGCTGAACATGGGCGGGCGATACGGCACGCCCGGCATCGCCGACGAGCGCAGCATCGTGGCGGTCGGCAAGACCCGCCGCGCGGATGAGTCCGTGACCGAAGGCAAGGGCGACGGCAAGACCGCCCGCCTGTCGATCGTCAACGATCAGGGCGAATGGCAGGTCAAGGTCTATATCGACGGCAAGTACAACGAGAAGTTGTCGTACTTCGGCGACGCGTCCAAAGCCGACGCCGCCGCCACAGCCGCGGACATGAAGTCACGGTTGCGCGCGCAGGGCTACACGATCGCGGACAAGGCCGCGTCGGAGTCGGTGGACGAAGCCGACTGCCGTTCAAAGCCCAACGCGCAGGGCATGTGCGTACAACCGGACGGCTCGATGGAGAAGGCCCCGGCGTCTGTCATCGCGCGCTTCCGCAAGAAAGACGAAGACACGGTGGAAGAGGGCCGTGTTGAGTACGCCGTTTGGGGCGTTGCACCCGGTGACACCGACGAACAGGTGTTGTTCGCCCGCGTCAAGGGCGAACCCATCACGTCGAAGCCTCTCGCAGAAAGACTGAAGGAAATCGCGGTCAACAAGGGTGCAACCGGCGTACGCATTCAGACCGTGGACATGAGCACGCCTCCCGACTTCCGGAAGGGTGTTCGCGAAACCGTGACCGAAGCCGACGCACCCGAGAACCCGTTCAAGGTCGGCGACATCCTCTATTCATCGTGGGGGTACGACCAAACGAACATCGACTTCTATCGCGTCGAGAAGGTTTCCGGCGGCACGGTGACAGTCATCCAGTTGGAGAGTGAAGAGAAGACCGACCCGTCGCCGGGCGGCGCTGGTTGGTCCATGATCGGCAAGGTCACGCCGACCAACCGTACGAAGGGCGCTGCGTTCCGCCGCAAGGTGCAGACGACGGGACGCGAACCCGGCATCAAGATTGAGTCGTACGCCGGGGCGTGGAAGTGGGACGGCAAGCCGAAGCAAGTCAGTCACTACGCATGAGCGCAGACCGCGTCATCTCGCGGATCAACGCGCTTCTAAGCGAAGCGGACGTCACGTGTCCCGGTTGCGGCAAGCCGCTATCGGCGCACGAGGTGACTATGTCGCTGTTCTCCACCTACAAAGGTCAACGGTGGCATCAGGACTGCGCCCAACAGGCGTACCAGTCTGCAAAGGCCACGGCGGACGCTGGGAAAGCGTCGCGCAAACAACAGGCCGTTGCACAGGCCGCGGAAGAACTGCGCACGTGGGCCGATTCCCTCGAAGCCCGCCGCCAATACGGCACCGGCGCAGAGACGTACGCGATTTACAAGAAGGGCACCAACACAACGCCCTTCGGACCGCCAACGCTCAAAGCGAAGTCCACGCCGGGCGGCATCGCGGGTGGGTTCATCGGTCCTCCCTCATTCACGTCAATGGCCGCAGCACAGGCCACCATCGATCAATGGCGCAAAGAAGTAGCCGTCACCTACGCCGCATTTCGTAAGAAACACCGTTTGGCGTAGGTCCGGGTGACGGGATATACTGTTCCGATGCGTATGACGCCCAACATGGCCGCTCGGCTGAAGCGTGGATTCAATCCGCGTGAAGTCGCCGCGCAGATTGTTGACACCGCAGCCAACGTTGTAGCGCCCGCGATCACTGCCACGGTCGAGCGCGTCGCCGCTGGCGCTGTCGCCGAAGCGCAGCGCATCATCAAAGACAAACAAGCCGACTTTGAACCGCTGTCCCCCGAGTACGCCGCGTGGAAGAAGCGCACCGACGCCGACCCGCGTGAACTCATGGCGACGCGTGAGTACGTCAACTCGTTCACCTACGAACAGGTCGGCCCGTTCATGTTCCGTGTCGGTGTCCCCGCCGACGCCGTCCACGCGTCCGGCGTGCCTATGCCGATGCTCATGCGGTTCATGGAGCACGGCACTAGTGACGGCGTCCCCGCGCGGCCCCACTGGCGCGTAGCCCGCCAGCGCGCACGCATCGAACTTCTCCGCGCGCTGAAGGATCTCGAATCTCGCAACCGCAAGCAACTGAGGAAACTCTGACATGGCAAAGTTTGACTACGAAAGCGTGCAGAAATACAACGGCTACTGGATCGCGGTTGCAGCGGACACCCAGCGCAGTGACCGGCGTCCGTACTTTGTGAACGTGTACGCGATGGACCCCCGTGAATACAGCAACGACGCGAAGATGCGCGACGCGTACAAGGACGGGTTCAAGACGACACAACAGGCGATCACGTGGGCGCGTGGCGAGATCGACCGCGGCGACATTACATTCAAGCCACACGACGACTACGGCAATCCCATCGAAGAGTCCGTGAACGAAGGCGCGTGGTCCAACCACGGCACCGAGCCGTCGTGGGACTGGGACGAAGACCGCATGGGGAACATCACGATCACGTCCCCGGACGGCGGCACGTGTTTCCTGCAAGGCGACGACGCCGCGTCCCTCTCCGCCGAGTTGGAGGCCGCTGACAAGTTCGCGAGCAACCCGCAGCGGTACGCGTGGACGATCGACACGATTCTCGGCGCGTACGAAGACGTGTGCGAGAACCAGTCGGTCGAAGAGGCGAAGAAGAAGCCCGCGAAGGCCAAGAAAGCGAAGGGCATCTTCCGCACGGGCGACAACGGCGTGATCTTCATCCCGTCGAACAAGATCGATCCGAAGAAGGTCGCCAAGACCGAGAGGGCGTTGGAGAAGCGTTACGGCAAGGGATTCTCGTCACTATCTCCGAAAGAGAAGTTGGCGCGCATCCGTGGCAAGAAGAAGGGCAAGCGGGTGCGTGAAAGCATCATGGAGAACGACAACATGGACGGGCAACTCGACGAGATCATCAGCAACGCGCAACTTCGCGACCGGTCGAAGTTCGTCATTCAAGGGTTCTTCGCCGGGCAGTGGATCGATCTGAACTACTGTATCAACAAGGCGGAAGCCGAAGAGGAGATGCGGTTCCGTGGCACGCAGTACGACTGCAAGTTGCGGATGCGCCCGATCGCGCAGTCCGGCATTCCGACAGAGGCCGAAGACCACGGCGTCGGCGTCGAAGAGACCAGCAACGGTGGCCGTATCGCCGGACTGCGCGCTGCGAAGTCTCTCGGCATGGTCAAGGACAACGGCGACGTGGGCAAGTTGCTCGCGAAGATGGACGCGGTCGAACCGGCGCTGGTGGCCGAAGCGACGCTCTATGAAGCCGAGAGCAACCCGCTGAAGTTGAGTCGCGCCGAGTTGAAGCGCATCGACAAGGTCCGTAAGCGCCGGGTCAAGCGTGGCCGCGGCAAGGCCACCGCGAAACAGCGTCTCGCGGCCAAGCGCAACCAAAAGCGCGCGGTGCGTTCGCAAAAGAAGGGTTCTGTGAAGCGCGCCATGAAGAAGGTTCAGGCCAAGCGTGCGCGTCTCCGTGGCAACAAGTGATTCAACTACAACAGCCCGTTGAGAGGCATACCGATGTTGCTTACGACCGATGGTGATATATGCGTTCTCCGTGCCCGTACCGAGCACGTGTCGCGCTTCGACACCCTCAACGCGGTCGTGTCTCTCCCTCTCAACGGGCGTGTTCTGAAGACGCTGCGTGTCTCTGGCATGCCCGACGTCCCGCCGAACTTCATGGACGCGGCCATGCACTGCATGGTCATCGCGGTCGGGTCTAAGAACCTGCTCATCGAAGTGCATCCGTCCGACAACAACAACGTGGCGGTTGCCCGCGTGTTCACGCAGTGCACGTCCCCGCCCGAAGGGACGATGCGCTCTTTCCTGTACTGCGGCAAACGCTGGATGGACGTCGGTGAGTTGTTCACACACGTCGCACGCCTGAACTTCTCGACGCACGCGATCCGTGCCGTGCTCAACGGCCCGCAGACGCACGAGCCCCAGACCACCCAATGACGCAGCCGTCGCAAGAAACGCTTTCCAACTACGTGCTTGCTCTGCACGCGTGGCTCGGCGAGTTGCACGTTGACTACGGCGACTTCGGGAGCACGTTCGGCGTCCCCGTAGACCAACAGCGTGACCTGTTCGACTACCCGATCTTTCGCATATTCTCCGCACCCGAGCGTGCGGCAAGCGACGTGCGCATGCAGTTGATCGCGCAAGGCTTCATCGACCCAGACGACGATTTCGCGCAGGGCAACCCGGAGATCCAATACTCACAGCGCCCTATGCCGATGGTCCTGATCAAGATGTCGGACTATCCACTCAGCACCGAACTGCACCTACCGCCGGTGCGTCACATGCTGTTGAAAGCCGACGGGCTCATGTGGAAGCGCTACCGCTGGCCCACGCCGTTCTCCACGACGATCACGTTGGAGTTCTTCGCGAAGAAGCAGTTCACGTGGGACTACATATTCGAGTGGCTCATGGACCAGTTCACGTCGCTCGGTGCCGGGCTCAACCGCCGGTTCCTGTCCGTGAACTTTCCCGAACCGTATGGCACGCGATTCGCCGCGCTGGAACTCGAAGACATTTCCGACAACAGTGATCTTGAAGTCAGCGAAGGCGAAGAACGAACGTTGCGCAAGACCGTTTCGCTCAAACTGTCGTGCTGGGATTTCGATCTCGTGGGTGCCGAAGTACCGGCCATTACCGACGTCGATATCTACCGCGGCGACATCGAACTCGCGGACTTCGCGCTTGGCGTCGAAGGGCCGATCGTGGCTGTTGTCAGCGGCGCGCCGTCTGTCGTGTACGCGCACACGCCGCCGCCGTGGTTCCACTTCCGCGAGCGCACCACGGCCACGATCGCGGATGCCAAGTTTGCACGCTGGGACTGCGACGGGGACGCCGTAGTCGAGACAGCGTCTATCCCATTCCGCCCCGGAACCGCGGTCGTCGGTGAAATGACGATCAAGTGCGCCACGGTGTCCGGTACCGCGGTGGCCGTGGACGTGCGCGTGTGCTCACGCGACAATGCCGACGACGGCGCGCTTACGGTGCTGCAATCGTTCACCGTCACGCCCGATCCGACGACGCGCGAAGTGAGCTTCACGTACCGCACGTACGTGGCCGCTACCGACGATGAAATTTCGATCCAGTTGCAACCACAGAGCGCATCGAACCTGTGCGTAACCGCCCACCGCATCGCACGCGTGACTGCGGCGAACTTGGTTGCGAGCGGCGATCGGACACTCACGAACGTCGGCGCGTCCCGTGACGTTACCGTCGCCGGGCTGGTGAACGGCAAGGCGTACGCCGTGCGCGCTGTGGTGCCGTCCGACGCGGTCGGCGTCACAATGACCGCGTACGCGGACGGGGGCGCAACGGTGCAACTCGGACAGGCGTCCGGCACTGGTGAACTTGTTCTGTACGTCACGCCCACAAACGGCCTGTTGTTGGTGCGTTTCGCTGCATCCCCGGCGGCACCGACGCTCACGATCACGGGGGTAACTGTTTCGAGGACTGTAGCGAGTCCGCTATGACTCCGGGTGACGGAGGCGGATATACTCACGCATCGGAGCACTCACATGATCACGATCCGCAACACCCGTTCTCAGACTGTCACCGCACACGTTGTCCTCAACGGTAAGGACGCGACTGTTACGCTCGGACCCGGTTCGACGCGAGAAGTCGATCGGCTGCTCCCCGTGAGCGAAGTCTACGTGAAGTCCGGTGTGCTCAAGATCATCGCCGAAAGCCCGAACGTCACCGCCGCGGCTACCGCCGCACAACCGACCGTTGCGAAGAAGCCGCCGACCGTCGAGCCCGTCGAAGCGACCGCGGCTCCCGTCGTCACCACCAAGAAGCCCGAGCCCGGAAACACCGGCAAGAAGTAATCGGCAGTTGAACTCATCAGCGGAGACTAGATCCAATGACTACGCGAATTTTCCCCGGTGTGTACGTCCAGACCCGCGACCTGAGTGACTACGCGCAGGTCGTTTGCCGCACCATTCTCGGGCTCGTCGGCGTCGCCCGCAAGGGTCCGTTGCACAAGCCGACGATCATTACCAGCGTGCGCGAACTGGTCGAGACGTTCGGCACCCCGCCCGACATGACGACGTCGCTCAATGAGCGCCAGCGCATCTCGGTGAGCGGTTCCGGAAACTTCACGCTCAAGTTTGACGGCTCTGCGGCGACGTCGAACATCGCTGTCGGCGCGTCGGCGGCGACGGTTGAATCCGCGCTCGAAGCTCTCAGCACGATCGGTTCCGGCAATGTTGCCGTGACCGGCGAAGCCGGTGGCCCGTGGGTCGTCGAGTTCATCGGTGATCTTGCCGAGCGCGACGTCGTGTCGTTTGAAGTCGCGAGCCACCCCACCGGCGGTGAATGCACCATCACGGTCATTGAGGAAGGCGTTTCCGCCGCCTCTGACTACGCGATGCACGCCGCGATCCAGTTCTTTGAGGACGGCAACCAACTCCTCTTCACGCGTACGTGCGCGAAGGTTAGCGACGTGTGGCAAGCCACGAGCGCCGCGACCCTTGACGCCGCGCGCGAAGGTTCGCTGCGCTGGGACGCCACGTCCGGTAGCGAAGAGGCGTTGACACTCTCCGCCGGTAACGCTGGCGAGTGGGGCAACGATCTTCAGATCCGCTTCACCAAGCTCGAAGGTTCGCAGAACGAGAAGCAGTCGCTTGTATTCCCCACGGGCACGAACGGCCAGAACTACACGCTGACTTTCGACGGCGGCGTGACCGCGAACATCGCGTACAACACCACCGCGGCCACGCACTCCGCGAACATCAAGGCCGCGCTTGAGGCGCTCGCCGAAGTCGGCACCGACGGCGTGGATATCAGCGGCTCGGGCACGGTTGCCGATCCGTTCATCGTCGAGTTCGTCGGCGCAAAGGTCGGCGTCCAGCCGTGGGACGACATGATCTTCACCGCGGGCACCTACGTCGGCTCGTGCGTCATCGCGGAAGTCCAAGAGGGCATCACGCCGGGCTCTGACGTGTACCGCTTGGACGTCCTCGCGCCGGTGGACAACAAGGGTATCATGGCGGTTGTCGAAACCTACGACCGCGTGATGATCGTCAACAACGAAGCCACGCTCGCCACGAACGACGCGTACTTCATGGGCACCGCTGTCAACAGCGGCATCCCCGGCGTGTTCGGCAAGTCCCGCTTGCCCGTCGAGTTTGATCTCACCACGTTCCCCACCACGACCGACGACGTGAAGTGGTCGCTCGTGCCGGGCGACATTGGCGACAGCGCGACGTACACCCTCGAAGGTGGCTTCTCGGCCATGAACTGCTCGATGAGCGGAGACGCCGACGATCTCGCCGCCTCCTACATCGGCACCGAAGTGGACGCGACGTTCAACGGCCCCACGGCGTTGCAAGCACTGCGCAACCCGGCCACGCGCGACATCAACATCGTCGCGGTCCCCGGCGTCACGAACGCCTCTGTGCTCACCGAACTCTGCGCGATCGCGGACGAACGGCACGACGTGTTTGCGATCCTCGATACGCCCGAAGCGCTCAATCACTCCGAAGCGGTCGATTGGCACAACCGTGCTGGCTCGTACACGGCGACCGGCTTCAAGCCCAACACGTCACAGGCCGGTATGTACTGGAACTGGCAGTACGTGTTCGACTCCTACAACTCGACCGAAGTGAAGTTGCCGCCGTCCGCAATGGTCCCGGCGGTGTTCGCTTACAACGACCGCGTCGGCCAGCCGTGGTACGCACCCGCTGGCATCATGCGCGGTCGTGTTCGCAAGGCGCTCCGCTCCGAGTTCTCTCCCCCGTCGCTTGGTGCTCTGGAGAACATGTACAACGGCGCGAACGTCCTCAACCCGATCCTCGACCTAATCGACGACGGCATCACGGTCTACGGCCAGCGCACGACACAGCGCCGCGCGTCCGGCCTTGACCGCATCAACGTGTCCCGCATGATCATCGCGTTCAGCCGCATCGCCGCGACTGTCGGGCGCACGGTCGTCATGGAACCGTCGGACGAAGTCACGTGGAACAAGATCATCGCGCTCCTCTCACCGGTGCTGGAACAGATCAAGCGCGGGCGCGGTCTGTACGAGTTCAAGGTGGTCTGCGACCGCTCGACCAACACCCCGGCTATCCGCGATCAGAACAAGATGAAGTGTGTGGTGTGGATGCAGCCCGTCAAGGCGGGCGAAGTCCTCGAAATCGACGTCGTCCCCGTTCCGACCGGTGCGCAGTTCGACCTGCGCTTGCTCGGCCAGTAAGTCAGTAAGCACGCGCAGAAACGCAGGAGAAACACGCAATGGCCCTTCAAACTGTCATCATGTCCGCGAACCACATCGCCGCGCAGAGCGGCGCATTCGAGCCTCAGCGCCAGAACCACGGCCTTCTCTTCATCGAAGGGCTTGCCGGTTTCGGCGATCAGCAACAGGAAGGCAACAGCATCCTCACGCTGGCGCTCGATCAGATCCCGACGCCGAAGCGTCGGCAAGACCCCATCGAACTCCCGTTCCTCTCGCAGACGCGCAAGGTCGCGGGTGCTATGACGTACGACGACATGGAAGTCGTGTTCCGCGACTTCGTGGACGTGCCGGTCTATACCGTGCTGTCCAACTGGTCTTCGTACGTCGGTGATCCCGTCACCGGGCGTATCGGCTTGGCGCGCAACTACAAGAAGACCGGGTATTTCCACGCGCTCGGACCCGACGGCACCACGTCCCGCTGTCTGCGCATCGAAGGCATGTGGCCGAGCGCGGTCGATGCTGGCGACTACGACATGGGTTCGAGCGAGAAGCAACTGATCAACTGCACGTTCTGCATCGACAAGGCTTACCCCGTCGATAGCGGCCACTTGCTGCGCGACGCCAACATCGACTGGCGTACGGCGCTGTCGTTCGTCAATCAGATCGTCGCGGCCACGGCTGGTCTCGGCGGCTAATGAAGTCGGGCATCGCCCGCACGCGTCACATACCTTCGACGAAGGGAAAGAACTATGGCTCAGAACAACGCATTCGTTCACGAAATCACGCTTCCATCGAAGGGCTTGCCGTACGTCACGCAGGACGGCAAGGCTCTCATTCCCGGCGGATCGATCCAGATCCGCGAGTTCAGCGGCGACGATGAGGACATTCTCAACGCGACGACGCTGAACGATCCCGCGAAGATCGAGAAGATCGTTACGAACTGTGTGATCCTGCCCCCGACAGCGAAGGGGTTCGACCCGCTCGACCTGCTCACAACGGACCGTTTGGTTATCCTCATGGTGGCGCGGGCGCTGTCGCTCACGCCGACGTATCAGATCCCGGTCGAGTGTGACACGTGCCCGAACAAGTGGACCCATTCGTTCAACCTGCTCACGGAACTCAACCCGCTTGAGATGCCACGCAAGAACAGCGCCGGTGTTGAGTTGGTGTACGACCCGATCAACGGCATCCCGTTGAAGTTGCCGAAGACTGGAATTGAACTCACGCTGCAACTCTTGACCGGCAGATCGAATCGGTTTCTGTTGGCCGAATCGCAGAAAGCCCGTTCTCCGTTCGTCGCGCCCGGAGTCGCGAACGTACAGAGCATGCTGCTCACGCTTCTCACCATCAAGACCATCGACGGCAAGGTGCTCAATCAATCCAATCTCGCGGACATGCAAGCGGCGAGCGAGTTGGTGCGCAGCATGCCGCTCTCAGACCGCCGCCTGATCCGCAGCACCACCGCGGCTTACGACGTCGGCATCGAGTCCGACTACACCATCACGTGTCCTGTGTGTTCCGCCGAGAACAAGATCGGATTGGCGTTTACGCCAGAGTTCTTTCGTCCAGCCGACATGTAAGCCCGAAGACTACAACGAACAGTTCTTCTTCCTCTGCAACCACGGCAAAGGCTACTCGGTCGAAGAAATCAAACGTTGGCCCGTGCGTCAACGGTTCTGGCACGTCACGCGGTTGTCGAAGAAGTTGAAAGAGGAACACGAAGCGGCGGAACGGGCGAACCAAGAGATCCGGTCACGCATGGGACGACGCAGGTGATGTATGATTGACGGGAACGCGGCGGTTGCCGGTTTCTATCTCGGTATGAAGGACGACGTGACACCGCAACTCAAGCGGATGCGTCGCCAGTACCAACTGCTCCTCGACGACCTGCTCACGGGCAACATCAAGGTTCAGAAACAGATCAAGCGCACCGGCGGTATCCTCGCGAACTCCGCGGCGGCGAACGCTGGCGGGTCGCTGCTCTCCGGCGCGCCCACGCCGGGCCGTCGCAAGCAACGCATGTCGTTCTCGCTGGACGCCGATACGAAGCGGCCCGGCCTCTTCCGTCGCATGTTCGGTGACATCACGAAGCGTTTCCGTGCGCAGAAATTTATGGGTTCGTTGGTGCCAATGGCCGAAGGCGGTATGGTCAGCAAGCCCACGGCGATCCTTGCTGGTGAAGCGGGTAAAGAGGCGATCATCCCGCTCGACAAGATGCAGCGGTTCATGTCGGGCATTCTTATGAATGCGATGGGCCGCGCGTCGGCGAAGTCCGGTGGCGTTCCCACGCAGCAATCACAGAACGTGACAATGGCGTCCACGTTCAAGACGACCGAAGACTTGAAGGCGTGGGTAGGGTTCATCAACGAGGGCGCACGTCGCGGTCGTTCTCTCGCGGAAGACTCTGCAACCATCGTCGAAGCGCTCATGTCCGCTGGTACGTTGGAGTTCGCAAGCGCGAAGCAACGCCGCAAGTTCACCGAGCAATTCACGAAGGAACTCAGTGTTTCGCTTCTCAGTGCGCGCCAACAGGCCGAGCGGTACAACATTTCGTTGACGAAGCAAGCGAAGACCGAGAAGGAAATTTCCGCCGCGCGTGAACTGCAACAAATCAAATGGCTGGCCGCGCTGCAAGCGCTCGACACCGGGCTCGACCGCGTCGCGAAACTCATGGACTTCGCGGGCAGCCGTGAAGCGAAGAAGACGTTGACGCAGAAAGGCGGATTCAGCCGCGCCGACATGGCCGCGTACACGTCGAAACTCCGTGAGTCTACCGACGTGTTCGGCATGACGGTGTCCACCGCAGAGAAGTTGAACGCCGCGATGCACTTCCAAGAGGCGGGCATGCGCAAGGCGGACATCATGGCGCTCCCGAACAGCGTGCTGGAAACCGTCGCAATGGCGGAGCGTCTCGGTGGTGACGGTAAGTCCATCGCGGACGCGTTCTACAAACTGCAATCGAACGCCGGTCTTGCCGCGGGCAGCGCCGAGTTCGTCGCGAAGCAACTCACAATGGCCGCGCGCACGAACAACATCAGTTTCGAGCAGTTGGCGGACGAAGTCGGCAGCGCGTCCGTGGTGCTCGGCGGCGCGTTCGCCGACATGAGCGAAGCCGGTAAGCAACAGATGATCTTGGGCATCACGAACGCGACCGCCGCGGCGCACACGCAGTTTGCGTCGCTCAACGTCGCGAAGATGGTGGAGTCGTTGACGACGGACCCGAGCGCAATGGCGAACCGCGCGCTGCTCGGTTCCGCGAGCGGCATGACGCAAGAGCAGGTCAACGATACGTTGAAGTCCGGTGACTTGACGCAGTTGTTCAGCGGCATGATGACCGATATCCAATCGATCATGGCGAACGCTTCCGACCCGACACAGGCCGCGAGTGTGATCAAGTCCAAGTACGGAAACACACTCGGTGGCATGAGCGACGCGGACATCCTTCAGTTCGGTGCGAAGAAGGACGCGTTCCTCGCGACGTACGCGACCAATGTCTCTGCATCAGCGTCGGCGAACAAAGCGTTCGCGACGTCTTTCGATGCTGTCAACGGCCCGTTGGAGAAGACGAAGACGGTCGTTGCCGGACTCGTGGACCGCTCGGGGCTCGGGTTGTTGCTCGACTACATGGATCAGTTGCAAGTCGTGGAACTCGGGCAAGGCATTCTCGGATTCAGCATGCTCGCCCCCGGCATCAAGAAGGGTGTCGGTGCGCTGGCGTCCGGCATCGGTTCACTGTTCAAGTGGGCCGCTGGACTCGCGGGTTTCGGGAAGATTGCGGCCAAGACGGCGGAATCTACGGTTACGGCGGTCGGCGACGGCGTCGGCAAGGCGACGAAGTCCGTGTCGTCTGGAATAGGTGCCGCGGTCACGAGCATCGGCAAAGGCGTTGGTTCGTTGATCGGCACCATCGGCAAAGGTGTCGGCACCCTCATCGGTTCTATCGGCACGGGCATCGGTACCGGAATCACGGCGATCCTGACCGGACTTGCAGCGGGATTGACCGCGCTCGCTCCCGCGCTCGGTTTGCTGGCAGCACCGCCGGTGTTGCTCGGTATGGGTGCGTTCACGCTGGCGCTCATCGGTGTCAGCGGTGCGATATGGATGATTGGTAAGGGTCTGCAAGCCGCGGCACCTATGGTCACGGCGCTGCTTGGCGGCATCGCCGACGTGCTCGGCACAACACTCGGCGCGTTTATGACGATGAGCCCCGCGCAGATTCTCACGGTCGCCGCGGCGTTGCCTCTTATGGGCATGGGGTTCACAGCGTTCGCAACCGGCATCGTTGCGGGCATGACTATTCTCACCGCCGGTGAACTGTTCAACAAAGTCGCGTCGTTCTTCGGCGTTGGCAGTGGTGGAAGCATCGGCCAAGTAATCTCGGGTTTCGTCAACGACATCTCTGGACTCGCGCCGGTCATGTCGGCGCTGGCGACGTCTCCCGCCGCGGGGATGAAGTCGATCACACTGCCTGTTCCGCAGTTCGCCGGAAGCATGGATCTCAAGAAGATCCGTGAAGGCGTCGCCGCGTACATGGCGCTGGAACCGATCGTTGCGGTGCTCGAACGCATCGCGCGGCTTCCGAAAGAAGTCATTCTGCCCGCGGTCGTGCCGAACGCCGCGGCGCTGCAAGAGGCGTCGTCACGCGACGCCGCCGCGTCGGCGCAGCAAGACCTTATGATCGGTCTGTTGACCCGCATCGCCGACG